GGGATGAATGGCATTGCGGATTTTTGCTAGTTCCAGGCATTTTTTGCCTAGCCGATTATGAAGGCCGAGAACCTGACCAAGTTGGCTGAGGCGGTTGGAATCAACCGCTCTCAGTTCACCCGATGGCAAAAAAAGCCAGGATTCCCTAAAAAAGGATCGAAGGGCTACGATGTTGCGGAGGTCCAGAAATGGATTGAGGCAAACATCACGAGGCGGCAACCCCGGAAAAAATTACAGGATGACCCGGCAAAAAATGCCGGTGATACCGACTGGGGCGACATGGCCAGCAAGCGAGCGCAAAAACTTGAGGAGGAGATCGAGAAACTGCGCCTGCACAACGAGCAGAAACGCGGCCAGTTGATCGACCGCAAAACCGTTCTGGAGTCGTTCGAGCGGATTGGTGAGTTCATCCGCAAAACGATATTGAACAGCGGATTGGATAAAATCCAACAAGATAAGATATTTGAAAAATTCGATACAGAGCAGAGCCGATTACTATCGGCAATTATCGAGGATATTGAGTCAGAGCTTCCGGAAACCGACGAGACTTAATCCGGCCGAGTGGTCAGAGCATTTTCGATACCTATCCCCGGAGGCAGCGGCCAATCCAGGCAAATACCGATTCGACCGCACGCCCTACGGCAGGGAGCCGCTGGAGATGTGCGCTCGAGATGACATCGAGCAGGTAGTTTTGATGTGGGCATCGCAGACCGGAAAAACCGAGCTCGTGAATAACTTGGTGGGCTTTTTCATCGACCACGAGCCATCACCAATTCTCGTCCTGCAACCCACTTTGGAGATGGCCAAAAACTGGAGTGAGACTCGGCTGGCTCCAATGATCCGGGACTGCCCGACGCTTGCCGGGAAGGTGGCAGACAGCAAAGCGCGGGACTCTGGCAACACCAAGTTGCAAAAGATATTCCTGGGCGGGAGCATATCAATCTGCGGGGCAAACTCACCTGCATCACTGGCATCGCGGCCTATCCGCATACTCCTATGTGATGAGGTTGACAGGATGCCCGAGTCAGCAGGCACTGAGGGCGATCCGATTGCACTGGCAACACGACGGACTGACACTTTCCACAACGCCCTGCTCGTGAAGACCAGCACCCCGACAATCACGGGCGCAAGTCGGATTTGGTCAGAGTGGGAGACGACAGACCAGCGGATGTGGCACGTTCCATGCCCTCACTGCTTCCACGAGTTCGTCATGCTGTGGAGGCATGTTGTGTGGGAGAAGGACAAGCCCGAGACGGCGGTGATCCAATGCCCCGGGTGCGACGAGCGCATCTACGACGAGCAGCGAGTTGATGCAGTCCTTGCCGGGCGGTGGATTGCAACAGGCAAACCGTCTCGGCGGATCGGCTATCACCTGAATGGCCTCAATAGCATTTTCCCTGCGCGGCGTGGCTTCTCGAATAGACTCGAGCAGGCGGTGCATGGATTCTTGGAGGCGAAGCGTGCAGGCAAGGGGCAACTGCAGACCTGGGTCAATACGTTCTTAGCAGAGACATTCGACCCGGATGATGGGGATGAGCTTATGGCATCGGATATCGGGCTTCGACTTGAGGAACGGCCCGAGTTCCTGCCGGCATCAATCGACGTGATCACAGCGGGGGTAGATGTGCAGGAAGATCGACTGGAGCTTGAGGCAGTCGGGCATTGTGCCCCCGATGGCACTGAGTCCTACGGGATCGAGTATCGGATCTTCCGGGGCGACACGAGCCTTCCGGATGTATGGGCCAAACTCGATCAATACCTGATGCAGGCAGCATGGCAACGGGAGGACGGGCCAACCATGCGCATCCAGGCGTGCGGGATAGATTCGGGCTTCCGGGCATCGGCAGTGTATAATTTTTGCCGGGGCAAATCCGGACAACGCATCGTGCCTGTGAAGGGGCAGTCCGGTTTTCACGTTCCCCTCATGGGACGCGGGACACAAACCAGAATCGGCGGGGTGAAAGTGTATGCTGTGGGAGTGGACAACGCCAAAGCGATCATCCATCAGCGATTGCGGATCAGTGAGCCGGGACCGGGATACACGCATTATTGGCACGGCGGAGGGTATGACCAGGAGTATTTCGAGCAGCTAACGGCCGAGAAGATTGCCAAGAAATTCTCAAAAGGCAAACTCACCCGGGAGTGGAAAAAAATCAGGCAGCGCAATGAGGCACTGGACGTGAGGGCGTATGCATTGTGCATGGTCGACTTCCTGCAGGTTGACTGGCAGCGACTTGCCGAGAATAACAAGCTGAAGGTCAGGAAAGCAGAGAGTCGGATCAGTGAGCAGGCGCCAACGGAGCGGCCGGAAGAGCCACAACCGGAAGCTCCGGCCGCACCGACCGCACCGAAACCGACTCGGAAAAAACGGATGAATTTCCGAAGCTCATACTTGCGATAAGGCCGGAGCTATGCAAAATTACTGAAACCCTTACTGGGTCTTGTTTGTTTGTTTGTTCGTTTGGTGTTCCCTCCCCTAGTCACTCAGGGGAGGGTTTTTTATTTGCCGCGGGGCAGAATTGGCGACAGAACAATTCGGGGTGGCAGCAGAGATACCAACCGATCACCCGGAGCGCATCGCAGCCGGGGACACTTTGAAATTCGAGAAATACCTGGCCGAATATTCCAGTGATGACGGCTGGCAGCTCTCTTATTTTCTGCGCGGGCGCGACGCCGGGATGCGCCAAACATACAACGGGACGCCCTATGCAGGCGGATGGCGTTTTGCCGTAGGGAAAGATGTGACAGTCGGATGGACTACCGGGGAGTATCGTTACGAAGGCTACGTGTATAAGGGCGGGGAGCGATACCGGGTAGACTTCGGCCGGTTCACGGTCAGCGCTGATTTCCAGCTCGGATCAGGCGGACTTGATATCCGATCGACCAACGAAAAAATCCTAGACGCAATCATTGCGACAATCCAAGGCACTGCCACTGTTGCTGAGCAGCAAATGAGCATCGGCAACAAATCAATCTCCCGATTCTCGCCCATGGAGCTGGAGAACATGCGGGCGCGCTATGAGTATTACGTGCGGCGGGAGCGGGCGGCAGAAGACCGGGCCAAGGGCAAGAAGTCCGGGCGGACAATCAATGTCAGATTGGGGGGATGGTAAATGTTCGGATGGCTCAAAAGGGACAAGGCGACAAAAGCCAAGCGGCGATACCAGGCAGCGGTTTACAACCGCCTGACTGCTGATTGGATCAGTGACACAAAGTCTGCTGATGCGTCGGTCAAATACGATCTTGAGACCTTGCGCAACCGGGTCCGTGAATTGTGCCAGAATGACGATTACGCAGTCCGATACCTCCAACTGCTATCCAGCAATGTCATTGGTTCCAGTGGGATATTGATGGAGATGGATGTTCGGGAGCCAACCGGGCAACCTGACGAGCTGGCCAACCGGTTGATTGAGGAGCAATGGCGAGTGTTCGCAAAATCTCCCTGCACTGATAACCGAAGCACCCTGCTGGACCTGCAGCACCTGGCGATGCAATCCATAGCACGGGACGGCGAGATCCTCTTCCGCAAAATCCCCAACTACGGACCAAGTAATTTCGCATTGCAGCCCATGGAGGCTGACTACCTCGACGAGTCCTACAACCTCGAGGTGGATCATAACGGGACCGAGATACGAATGGGCGTGGAGATCAACCGTTACGGCGTGCCGGTCGCATACCACATGCGCACGAGGCATCCAGGGGATAGGTTCGCAAGCTCCCGTGTCCGCGTGCCGGCATCTGAAATTATCCACGTTTACCGGCAGGAGAGGGTCGGGCAGAACCGGGGGATACCATGGCTTGCAACGGCGGCCACTGGCCTGCATCACCTCCGGCAATATCATCAATCCGAGCTGGTGGCAGCGCGGATTAACTCCATGAAGCTCGGGTTTTTCACGAGCGACAAAGAGGCCGACGTGCAATTCACGGGCGATGATGAGGATGACGCGGGCAATCAAATCCTCGACATGAGTCCGGGATCATTTTCTGAGCTGCCCCCGGGGATGCGGGTCGAGAAATTTGACGCAACCAACCCGCACAGCAATTTTGAGCCGTTCACAAAATCAATTCTGCGATCCGTAGCATCGAGCCTTGGTGTTAGCTACAACTC